AATGATACTGTTTATTTAGAGTTTTATAGAGGAGATATAAGATCTAATAGTAAATATAAACTTCTAATAGCTAATTAATATGTGCTTTTATATAAGAAATAACATAGAATCAGCTACATTATGGGTAGCTAAACAAGATATAACTTGTTATAAAATATTAGATAGAGAATTAATTTCTCCTTATCAAAGATTTAAATATGAATATAATAAGTTATACAAAGTTAAAATAGGAAGATTAGTTCATATGTCTAGTGCAAATAATACTAAAAATGGAATAATATTACATCCTTTCTATGGTAGTAGCATGTCAATATTTTATATTAATAAAGGATTACATTCTTATTCATCTAAAGATGAAGCCAAATCATATGAAAGTGATTTTGTATATAAAGCTATTATTCCTAAAGGATCAGAGTTTTATTATGATAATTTTTGTAAGGAATATGTTTCTAATCAATTAATAATTAAAAAACTAATTAAATGAACACATTTAAAATAATAACAGCTTCATTTATATTGACATTATTTGATGTAATTAATTGGTTTAAAACTAATTGGTTTCTAATAGTGTTATGGACTATGTTTCTAATAATAGTAGTATTTAATATTATTTATATTTATATTAGAATATATGGTAACATTAGATAATATATTAGTAGACTTAGTTACAATTCTATTTGTATTATGTCTAATACATGAATTAATCTTTAAATTTTATAATAAATGAATGCAGATCAAATGATTAAGGGTGAGTATTATTCATTAAATGATGGAGAATATGTCTTTAAATTTAAACATATTAAAGATGGAAGAGTTTTTATTATGGATAATTATTTATGGAGAAATGTCTTGCAGACAAATCAAACTCTAAATAATGAATTATGTTTATGTGATTTTAATAATAAAGATATTAGAAAGGCCACACTAAATGAAATTAGAATGTTAAATCCTAATTATAATATTAGAAGAGTTATTCAAATCTATTAACAGAGGGGAGTAGTTAGTTGATAATCAAATAGTTATATGATTAAAGGAGGACATTAAGTGGTGTAATAACTTGTGTGTGCTTAATAACCTGAGATATTAGTATATAATTGTTTGATTGTCAATTAATTAGATTGATTTAGTTGAAGTAATAGTTTAATATTGAGATTTGTCACAGAATTGTCATGTTCTTAGTTAGACTAGTGATGTAGGTCATATAATCTATTTTCTCTATTAGCGAAATTTTCTCTAAAATCATAATAATTATCCAAAACTATAGCTTTTTATTCATTACAATTATAATAATCCTTATTATATTATTAACTTAATATATAAACTAACATGTCAATTATATTAGAATTAACAGATAAAATACCATTTGGTAAATTTAAAGGTTTATCAATTGAAGCATTATTAGATGATAATGTATATTTTATATCATCTCAACATAAATATTTAAATTGGTTTAATAAAACAGTTACAACTCATCAGTTTTCAGATGAAGTTAAACTATTATTAAAACTTAAATTAAAAGAAATAGCTGATGAAGCAATAGAAGCTGAAAGAGCTTGGAATCAAAGACAATGGGAATTATCTCAACCACCTTATTCTAATAAATCATCAAACAAAAGATCATCCTCATATACTAATGAAAATTCATGGCAATCTGGAATAAATGAAAGCTATCAAGAAGTTGGAATGAATTTGGGTGATATGGGTTATGATGGTGATGGGTGGTAATTGAAGCTTCAGATGAATTAGTAATTAATAATATTAATAATTAAAAATAAATGAAGAAAATTATATTTATGTTCATGATTGCATTAGTTGTAACATCATGTCAAGAACCAACAATAATAAAACAAGATAAATTACCTATTTTAGTAGATAAAATAAAAGATGAAGCTAAATTTGATACAGTATTAACAATATCTGATAATAACAAAGTATATTTGTTTGAAACTAAACAAAATGAATATATTGGTGAATATTATAAAGAAACTGATGATATTGGTTTTGGTATATTTATTGGTATAGTAATAGGATTATTTATTGTATTACTATTATTTGCTGCATTTTATGATTAAATAAACTAAAACAAATGATAAAATCAATAATATCAACAATAATAACATTTTTGTTATTTCAATTTTCTCCGTTATATTGTAGATGGATACAAAAAACTTTTAATTATGATAGAGATGAAATGTTTTTAATTTTTATATCTTTAGCAATAATAATTATAGGTTCTATAATAAATACAATAGTTTCATGGGCCTTTTATATAGATAAAAAATTATAATATGAAAATCAAACAAACAATTTATCCAGATTTAATATTTACTTGTTTCAATGATTGGATGAGATATATTAGATTAACTAATAGAAAATAAAGAAATTAGACTATCTGCTGAAGATATTTTTGCAACCTTTTTGATGTTTTCTGCATCTTATATATATGAAAAAAATATACATTTATTGTTTAAAAGACCCAAATGGGTTAATTAGATATATTGGTAAAACAACCAATATAAAAAGAAGATTATATGGGCACATATATGAAGCAAAAAAATCAAAAGGAAAAAGATATGTTTTAAATTGGATAATCAATTTAATAAATTCTGGATTACTTCCAATTATAGAAGTTATAGAAATTTGTAATGAAAGTAATTGGCAAGAAAAAGAAATTTATTGGATTGATTTTTACAGAAAAATTATTCCTAATCTTTGTAATAATTCTGATGGTGGATTAGGAGGAAGTGGAATAAAAAATTATTCTAAAGAAGAAATTATTAGAAGAAAATCATTAATGAGTAGGCAGTTTTCTAAATTTTCAAATGAAGAAAAGTTAAATATTTGGAAATTAATAAAAGAAAATAAATCCACTGAAGATATTAAATTATTCTATCCAACCTATAGTAGACAAATTCATTTTGGTGTTAAAAATGGAAGACAATGGAATGAAATAACTAATTTGATTAAAGTTAAAGGGAAATCAAAAAGAAAGGGTTATACTTATAATAAAGGATTGTTTATAATTAGAAAAAAGACAAATGGAAAAAGTAATGTTTTATTTTCTTCAAAAGTTGAAGAAGAAGTATTAAAATACTTAGAAATGGACAGATAGTCTATACTTACATACCAAGGCTCATAACACTTTAAGGTGGTAACTCTGGAGTAATAGATATACGCTTAAAAATACTAGTTTGGATAAGTGTACATTATTACGAGATAGAGAAAAATAAACTTTACAACTTTGAGCCGCGGTGCCATATTACAGGCTAAACATTGATCCTGATGTAAATTAATCTGGGACAATCAGATAGAGGTGCTAGAATAATTTCTCTTAATTGAGGCTTATAAAAGCTTAAAACTGCCAGTAGTGATACTGAATAAAGAATTGATTATATATCAATAGAATAACTCTAATTTACATAAAGATACTAATAGAAATATTAGATGTGTTGTTCCCTTGAGAAAGGGATTATTAACCCAAGAGAGAGAAGGTTATGCTCTACAACACAAATGAGCTCACTACTTACCTGTAAGGTGGAGTAGTTTTTATTTAAAAAAGTAAAAAATGGAACAATGGAAAGATGTCCCAAACTATGAAAACTTATATCAAATAAGCAATTTTGGCAATGCAAGAAGTTTAGACAGATGTTCTAAAAACAAGGTTTTATTAAAAGGCAAACCAATTAAATTAAACGCAGATAAATTTGGATATTTTAGATTTACAGTAACTAAAGGAAATTCAAGTAAAACATTAAGAATACATAGGTTAGTTGGAGAATTATTCATACCTAACCCTTTTAATTTGCCTCAATTAAATCATAAAAATGGGAATAAAGAAGATAATTGTAAAGATAATTTAGAATGGTGTTCTGATTCAGATAACAAGAAACATGCTTATAGTATTGGTTTAATGAAATCAGGTAATCAATATAGTAAAAATAAAACTAGAGCTAATTTGCCTAGATATTGTTAATTATTTCTAGCTTTTCAAAGAAGCAGCTTATAATTAATCTGAAAAGCTACAACTATTAAAGTTAAGTATTTATACTAAACAATGTGATTTAGAGGAAAATAGTAGCATTATAAGTAGATTTGATGACACTGGTAGTTAAGTTAGAACAAAATATACAGTGAAGTTGAAAGTCTTGTTCTACACCAGTGTAAAAACCATAGAAATGATAAACAAATGAAAACAATTAAAAACTTATTAAATTGTATATTTATATTATTATTTGTTATAATAGCTTCATTTTTAATTACTTCTGATATTAACAAAGAACAAGCTAAATCAAAAATAATAGAAATACCTTTTATAAAATGTTACAAATATGGATATAACTAAAATAAGATATTTAAAAGCAATAGAAAATTATAATGGTTATATTATGAAGAATGTTATATATCAATCTTATAATATTGGTATAGTAATTAATAATTCATTAGGTAATCTTAATTATAGAATTAATCAGAATCTTTACTTTATCAATGAAAGGGAAGAAGAATATTTTATTGAAGTTACTGAAAAAGAATATAAAAATCAATTTAAGAAAATAATACAAATCTATTAAAACTAAAAACTATGATATTAATTACATCAAAAAGACCTAGAATTATTATTCAAAATAAAATTCTATTAGCTTCTTCTACAGGATATAGAGGAAATACAATTAATCAAAACAGAGCATTTAATAGAGCTAATAACTTAGCTATTGGAGTTATTAATGCTTTTAATAAGAAGTAACAATGAAGAAACAAATAATAAAGTTTATTGGTGATATTATTTATATTAGATATTATAAAGAAGCAAAATATTGTAATAAATTATTAGTAATTGGATTTCTAAGAGGTATATTTGGATTTAAACTATTTTATTATATAGATTTATGAAATTATATGCTAAATGTATAAACAAAGATAATAAAGATTTAACTATTGGTAAAACATATGAATATTTTATTAAAGAAAATAATAATTATAGTTGGATAGAAAACGATGGAATAGAAAATGGGTATTCAAATAGTGGTAATAGTTTGGGTTTTTCTAAGATGAAATTTTTAGAATTTTTTAAACCAATTAAATCAATTAAACCAATTAAAAGAGTAATACAAATTTATTAAGAATTTTAAATTAAATAATAACAATTAAAAACAAAAAACAATTATGGCAAAAACAGTAAAAGCAACAAATGAAGTAGCATTATCAGGACAATTTAATATTACTGAAGAAGGAATTCCAGCAATGTTAAAACAAATTACTGAAAGAATTTCTCAATTAACAGGCAGTAAAGAGAAAAAATCAAGACTTAGTGGTCAATTAATGGGAGAAACTCTTTCAGAAGTTAAAGATGTTAATAAACTTCAAGAATTATATGCTTATATTACAAAAAAAGGTGCAGCAATTGAAGAAAATAGAGATAAATTTCTTGCTGTATCTCCAATACAATTGAAAGAGTATATAGAAGAAGGTGGAACTGTTGCTGAATGGCAAGAAGCTATTTTAGAACAATATGCTAATGTAACTCATGAAGAAGAATTACAGAAATTAAAGAAAACTAAAATAGCTTTAGAAGAATGTCTTTCTGAAGAAGCTAAAAAGAAAGCAAGATTAGAAAGTATTGGTGTTACATTAAAAGAAATTTTAAATAAATAATTATTAATTAATATAAGAGAATGTAGAAATATATTCTCTTATATTTTATATTATTATAATGACAAAAACAGAATTATTATTAGAAGCTAAAAGAAGGTATCCAGTAAATACTATTGTAAAGTCATTAGTAAAAACTGTAGAATATATTCAACCTATTACACACAAAGTTAATTTGAATCTTAAAGAAGAGATTTGGTTTGAATCTTGTAATGGTAAATATAATATTAAGGTTTATAGTAATGGTGAATGGGCTAAAATAATATCAAAACTAAAGAAAATAATTCAGATTTACTAATTTAAACGTCTTGTGCTCAACTTAAATGTTGTGTTCTCAAAATCAATAGGTAAAGTTGATTTATATACAATAACCTTAATAATATTACAATTTGATTGCTATATTGTTTTGGTTATTGTATTTTTATTAATATTTAATAATTAATTAATGAAAATATTAGAAAAATGGTATATTAAAATAGGAAAAAGAGATGCAAACCATCCTGTTATTAAATATTTAAATGATAAATATGGAACAAGGTGGGATGGTAGTGCTAAGTATTATGCTGATTTAGGAAATAGATCAGATTGTTATAGTCATGAAAATGGGTATTTTTGGGATGCTCAATTAAATAATAAAGAAATATCTTTAGATTATTTTAAAGCATTTATATTAAATAAAAAGAGTAATAAAATAATTCAAATATATTAACTATGAATGAAGAAATAATAACATTAAATGGTGTCAATTTCAAAATTGATGAAAATAGTAATTTAATAGCTTTCAAAGAATCTAAGAAATCAAAATTATTAAAAAGAAGACAAGAATTATATTCTTGGAATTGGTTTTATATGAATTCTAAAGAAAGCTTATATGCTACTAGGTATCATCAAATAGAAGTTATGAAAGATGGAGAAAAATTCATTGATGGTGTGTATATAAATGATAATTTAAATTCTCATTATGGTAAAGCTATTTATTATTCTCAAAGATATAAAGATGATAGAGATAAAATAGCAAAAGTAAATTTAGAAATAGAGAAAAATTGGAATGAATCTAAACCTGTAGAAAAATGAAAACAAAAATATTAGTAATATTATTAGCAATATTTTTATGTTCTTGTGAAAGTTTTATGTTAAGTCCATTGGTGATTACAGGAGTTGAAACTAATAATAAAACTAATAATTCTGTTTATAGTGGCTATAAGTATATAGTTCATTTAGAAGGAGGATTAAATTATTTTACAAACAAAAAATATTATATAGGAGATACAATAAGATGACAGAAAAAGTAATTATAGAACTAATAGATTCAACATTTTGGATTGTAGTACTATTAGGATTAGCATACTTTGTTACTAAAAGAGATTAAAAGCATTAAATAATATATAAATTCTCTATATAGATGGGACAAACCACAGAGATAGTTGTAATTGTATATTATTAATAGATATTAGTCTATATCTTTAAAATAAGGACAAATGTGAAACTTATGGCATTATAAATATAAGTGCATATGATAATAAATTATCATAAAAATAATAAAATATAACAAAAAAAACAAAAACATTATGGAAACAGTAAAACCAATTAGAATGTCTGAAATTAAAACAGAAAAAAGAATTAAAGACACAAAGAAAAACCGTCAATTTTATACACTTTATTTTATGGATCCAAATAATCCTTTAGCTGAAATGCGTCAAAGGAATGTGTTTCAATCTCATGTAAATGATGCTGGAACAGATTGTATTTGGAAATCAGGAGATCCTTCAATAATGAAGCAATTTATTGCTGAAAACAGGGAAATTCCTGGTCAATTTTTAAATGTAAAAGTAGCTCCTTATCAAGTTGGAGAGAGAATGGTAGATAGTTATTCTCTAATATTACTTAGAGGAGAGAAACTAGAAACTATTCTTAAACAACAAGGTCATGTATTGGCTACAACTGTTGTTAAAAAACAAGAAGAAGTTCTTAGTTTAAACTAATATAAAATGGTCTGTCTAGTAGCTAGCTGGAAAAAGCACGTAGGAATATAGATGTATTGGTTCGAGTCCAATCTAGACAGCTTAATTAAATTATTAATTTAAAAATTATAATAATGTTTAAAAAGAATTATAATATAAAACATAGATTTGATAAAATATATGGTAAATGTTCTTGTGGTAATACTTGGATATTAAGAAAGAATAACAATACAAATATAGATTTTCTTGGATGTTCTAATTATCCTAAATGTAAAAATACTAAAAATATAAGTAAATGATAGTTAAATGTATAAATGATAAATTTGATGAAGAGAATAAAATTTTAAAAGCTATTAAATTAGTTGGAGATGATTACTTAATTCCTAAATTAGATCAAGAATATGAAGTAATTGGTTATGGAGATTTTAAAAAGAGAAAAGGATATTTATTAAAAGAAATTGATACATCAATATATGGTGCGCGATTATTTTTTAATGAAGATAATTTTATGATTATAGATGACAGTTTTATGCCTAATATTATATTAGAAGATGGTCATTTAGCAAGAGAAGTATTATTATATATGGAAATTAATATTAATAAATAAAAACTAAAATTATGTTAGAAATAGACTATAAACAAGTAAAAGCTAAAGATTTAAAGAAGTATGGAAAATTTATTAAAAAAGAATTGTATTTAAAAGAAGGAATTCATTGTTTACCTAGATTTGAAATTAATTCAGATAAAGTTTTTGTAGTTAATAATAATCAAACATTAAAAGAAAATGAATGATATAATTAAAGAAGGTTCTATTATTTTAATAGATAAAGATAAATATTTATATGATCCTGATAAAAAGTTTAAAACTACTAAATATAAAATTTTTAGTGGTTGGAATCAACAAGCAATTCAAAGGAATATTAATAATGGAAGCTGGATATATAAAGGAAATTTAAATGAATCTAATAAAATAATACAAATTTATTAATGAATAAAATAAAAGAAAATGATTTTATAGTTAGAACTTGGCCTAGTGGTAAAAAGACTATGGGAAAAGCTATATCCTTACATGGTAAGTTTAGTACTCCTGTGTTATATTTTGAATCATTAGAAACTTATTTTTCTGAAGGTGGTGTTTTAATTAATAATACTTATGGAGAGGTTAAAAATAATTATTGTGGAATACCACAAAGACTTGCTGCAAAAAAAGAAATTAATTGGTTTAATAAATATAAAACATTAACTAATTATAAAGAAAAAGAGATAATACAGATATATTAATGAATGAAAATTTAATAAAAAATCATTATGAAATAGCATTAAATTTAATTAATTTAAAAGAAATTAAGAAAGCTAAACTTGAATTATATAATAAAATGCCAATTGAATTATATGATGAAAGTTTAGATATTCTTAATAATAGAAATTTAAAGTTTAAGAATAGAAAGCTTAAACAATTAATTGAAAATGTACACAGTTTAATTAATGATTATAATGAACAAGAGAAAGAATCAAATATTAACGATAATAATATAAACTTTTTAATATGATGGAAGTATTAGTTAAGCATCCATCTGGTAATCAAATGAAAGCTTGTGATGAGTGTAAATATAGAACTTTAAATTGTAATGGTCCTCATAGGAAGATAAATATTATGACTTGTCCTGCAAATAATGGAGAATATTATGAACCAGATAATATAAAACAAAATCCAAAAGAAGTTAATAATGATTATACATATTTAATTAAAATATTAAAAAAATATAATATAAAATGAAATATATAACAAGAATAATAGTATTACCATTTGTATTTGCAATAATATTTACAGCTTATGTAGTTCATGCTTTTAATAATACTAGATTATTTCTATTATATGGTGGAGAATGGAATACATATACTAAAGATGATAAGGTTACAATGCAAAAGATTTATTTAAAATTAAAAGAAAATGAACAAATTTAAAATTGGTGATATAGTAGTTATTGATAAGTCTTTATTTGATAAATCATTTTATAAAGAAGTAAAAATGTATTCTTCTCCTTTCTTAGAAGAACATTAGAAATATACTATATCTGACATAAATAGTAATGGAAATGGGATGAAAAATGGATTTGTAAGATTAGAAGAAGATAATAGTTGTAATAATCATCCTTATGATATATTTAAATTAGTTAAACCAAGAATATGTCAAATATATTAAATAGAAATTGTTGGGTATATGATATTGAAACTCTCAAAAATTGTTTCACATATTCTGCTTTAAGTATTGATACTAAAGAGATAGTTCAATTTGTAATACATAAGTCAAGAAATGATATTAAAGATCTTAAAACTCATTTAAATAGTATTAAAGGGCATATTGGATATAATAATATTAATTTTGATGGACAGGTTATTCAATGGATGTTAGAAAATTCTATTTTTTTAACAAAATTAGTATTTGGTGATAGAATATCAGAAGAAATTTATAATTATGCTCAAAAAGTAATTGATAATTCTAATAAAGGTGGTTGGGGAGATTATCCTGAATGGAAAATGAATATTAAAGAATTAGATTTATTTAAAATTTGGCATTTTGATAATAAAGCTAAAATGACCAGTTTAAAATGGGTTGAATATTCTATGAATTTTCATAATATAGAAGAAATGCCAATTCATCATGAAGATGAAATAGAAGAACATCAAATTCAATCTATTTTAGATTATAATTTAAATGATGTATATGCTACATATGAATTTTATAAAATAACTATTGGTGAAACAGATCATCCTTTATATAAAGGAATTGATAAAATTCAATTAAGAAAAGATATTATAAAAGAATTTGGTATTAAATGTATTAATTTTAATGATGTTAAAATAGGTGATGAAATTAATAAATTTAAATATTGTAGATTATCTGGTGTAGATAAAAGAAAATTACCTAAACCAAATAAAATTATACAACCTTTTAAATTTAAAGATTGTTTTCCAGAATATATGGAATTCAAAACCAGTGAGTTTAAAAACTTTGTTAATGCTTTTGCAAATATAGAGGTGAGATTAAAAAAAGAGACAGATAATTCTAAACAAGAATTTAAATTTACTTTTAATGAAACAACTTATGTGATAGCAAGAGGAGGAATTCATTCTGAAGATAAACCTAGACTAGTTAAACCTCTTGATAATGAAATCCTTAGAGATGCAGACATTGGTTCACAATATCCTAATAGTATTAGAAAGAGGGAATTATTTCCTCAACATTTAGGAAAGGAATGGTTGGTTGGTTATACATCTATTATTCAAGATAGAATATCTGCTAAAAAGAAATATAAAGAAACTAAAGAAGGAAAATATCAAGCTATTCAAGAAGCTTATAAATTGGCTTTAAATGGTGGTGGATATGGTAAGTTAGGAGAAGAAAATTCTTGGCAATATTCACCATTTTCAGTTATGTGTGTAACAATTGGAAATCAAATAGAGATTTTAATGTTAATAGAATCTCTTGAAATTAATGATATTCATGTAATATCAGCTAATACAGATGGTATTGTTAGTTTATTTGATAAATCTAAAGAAGAATTATATTATAAAATATGTAAAGAGTGGGAAATTAAAATTGGTAATAATATTTTAGGTCAATTAGAATATCAAGATTATAAATTATTAGCTCAAACCAGTGTTAATTCTTATTTAGCTATTAAAACTAATGGTGAAGTTAAAACTAAATCTGAGTTTACTACAGATTTTGAAATTCATAAAAATAGATCTGCTAGAATTATACCATTGGCTTTACAAGAATATTTTGTTAATAAAACTCCAGTGAAAGAGACAATTGAAAATCATAAAAATATATATGATTTTTGTTTAGGAACTAAATCTATAGGAACTAATAGATTAATTCATTTAGAACCTATTAAAGGGAATGAAATTAAGCTTCAAAAGATAAATAGATATTATATATCAAATAATGGTTGGCATCTTATAAAACGCTTAAAACCTCTTGAAAATAAGAAAATTTCTAGACAATTAGATATATTTGGAAATGAAAATGATGGAACTAGAGAATCTGAAATTGAAGCTGGGTGGTTATCAACAATATTTAATAAATATATTGAAAAAGATATTAATGATTATAATATATGTTATAAATATTATATTGATAGAGCTATGAAGATTATTAATAAAATAGAAAATGAGTAAAAAGAAAGAATATAATAATATATTTGCTAAAATAGCAAATATACATAACGATGATATTGTTCCTTTATTAAAAAATCTTGATTTAATGTCTTTTAAAATAAGGAATAGAAGAATACTTAAATTAAGAATGACATTAGAAAGTTCTGAAGATGTTTTAATATCTAGTGATTTATTAAGTGAATATATTATTATAAATAGTTTTGTTTTAAACTTTATAAATAAAAATGAACTTAATAATTGCTATGATTTATTAAAAACTAAAGACAAAGATAACTTTTTAATTGGAACTCATATGATTTATAGTTTAATAGAAGAAAAGAAATTAAAATTAATAGAATGCAACAAGATTTAATACAAGATATTAGTAAAATATCTAAAAAACTTTTAATAAATGATATTTTCTATGGATTATTCATGAGTACCATTGAAAAAAAAGAATGTAAGGATATTCCTGTAGCTGCTGTAGCTATTAATAAGAGTACAAT